GACGTGCTGGCCTGGGATCCGCCCAGCGTGGTGTAGAGCGCCTGCAGCGTGGTGCCGGCGCCGTCCTTCACCAGGCCGCCCTTGAGGACGCCGAGGCGCATCCATTCCAAAGTGGCTTCGTGCTTGCGGCGGAGTTCGGCCATTTTCTTGCCGAGGACATATTGCGCGTCCTGCGTGGCATCCGAGCCGGGCCGGCGCCGGGATTGCAGGTCCGCAGCGAGCACCACGTCGTTGACGGCGTAGTGGGGAATCGCAAACGGGTAGGAGATGGCCTTGCCGGATTTGTTGGCAACGCCGGGGCCGCCCCAGGTGGATTGCGGCAGCAGGGAATTGGTGGTGGGGTCGAAATCGACCACTACGGTGCGGGCGGTCTGACCTTCATCGGCGAAGATGCCGAGAGTGCCGAGCTTGTCGAAGGTCGGGGTGATGTCCTGGATCGCCGCGGTGAGAGCGTTGACGCCGAAGGCGTCCTGATTGAAAACGTCGAGAATGTTAGACATGATTTTCGTTTCTTCCTTTTCCGGCGCTTACGATCCGAGCGCCTGGCGCACGGGCATACTGGCGGCGCCGAGCTGCGCCTTCGCCGTGGTCTTCTGTCCGGTCGTCATGCCGCTGGTCCACAACAGGCCGGCGTCCTTGAAGATCGCGGGGCCGCGAACGACGGCAAGCGCCACCTTGTCTCCGCCGCTGGCGTCGCAGTCCGCGATCAGCACGGCCGCCGCAGTCTGCGAACCGTCCACGGCAGCCGGGGCCACCTGGGTGTACTTCCCGCTGGCGGTGATCAGGCCCAGCACCTGCCCCACCTTCGACGCTGCAGTGCCGCTCACAAGCGTCACGTTGTCGAAAATGAAATTGAGTTCTTCGCCTTCCTGAAAAAGCAGAACGTCGGATCGGCGAGTCGATTCGGTGAGTGACATCTATTTCTCCCCCTTCTTGAATCCGAGGGCCTTCAGAACGTCGCCCCACGGTTTGGCTTTGCCTTGCGGCTCCTGTTTGCCGGCGTCCACTCCCGGAGTGACGGCGGTGCTCAATTCCCGGCCGGCGGTCGCCTGTTGGTCGGCTTCCACGCGGGCGGTCATGAGCGCTGCGCGTACGTCCTTGACGGACTTCTGCGCGGTAATGAACTCGGCGGCCTTCGCCGGCATCCCGGCAAGGGCGCAGAGTTCGACAATTTCGGTGGCCGCGGTGAAACCCGCGGTGCGGGCCTCTGCGACCAGTGCTTCGATCTCGGCCGCCGTCGGTTGTTTAGTTTCCGCCGTGGCCGCGTTTACTTCTGGCATTCTTTGCTCCTGTGTTGATTTCGCGGTCCCTGCCGCGGAACTTGCATAAAGTGATTTACTGCCGCTCTGGATGGCCGCTGAGAGCAGCCGGGCGGCGTCGGCGGCGGTACCGACCGAATCGGCCAGCCCGACGTTCACCCCGTCCTGACCCATGTACACGGCCGCTTCCGTGTCGCGAATCGCCGAGGCTTCCATCCCCCGGTTGCGCGCCACCGCGGCGGTGAACATGCCGTAGATCGTGTCTACGCGGCCCTGCATGCTGCTTTGGGCCTCCGGGCTGAGCGGTTGGTGCGGGTTGCCGTCGTTCTTGCGGGCGCCGGCATACGTCGAGGTGTACTTCAAGCCCGCCTTTTCGTCCGCCTGCGATTGATCCAAGTGCAGCGCGATGATTCCGATGGACCCGGTGATCCCGGTCCGCGAAACGATGATTTGATCGGCGGTGCTCGCCAGCAGGTACGCTGCCGAGGCAGCGCAATTCACCACCGCGAGAATGGGTTTCTGTCCGCGCGCCTGGGCCATCATGTCGGCCAGGTCAAACATGCCGTTCACTTCGCCGCCCGGCGAGTCGATCGCCAGCAGGATTCCACGCGCCTGGGGGTTCGCGATCGCTGCCTGAAAATCGGCCGCGATATCGGCATAGCTGGTGAGGCCGCTCATCGCGCCCATGCCAGAGGCCTTCGCCACCAGCGTGCCGCAGATGTCGATAGTGGCGATCCCGTCCGGATCCACCGCGGCCGGCTGCCGCCCGGCGACCTCTTCTGGATCGTCCAGCGGCATGCCCTGCAGCCGCGGCCCCACGGCGGTGACGATCACTTCCAACTTTTCACGCGAAATTGCCAGGGGCTCGCCGAAAATGCGCGCGGCGACGCGCGGTAACGTAATCATGCTGCTTTCCCTCCGATGGGAGTAGGCTTCTTGGGCTCCGTGCCGGCCAGCTCCTCGTTGTCTCCGGGAGGCACGGTCTCGGTCACCCGCGAGGCGCCGTATACCGGCACGATCCCCAGCTCGGCTTCTCTGTCGTGATCCTGCTTAATCTCCGCGTCCACCTGCTCTGCGTCGCGGCCCAGCTTGGCCACTTCGCGGCTCCGACTGGTAAGGCAGGATTCGATCTTCATGCGCACCGAATTCACGTCGGTCTTCGGGTCGATCCACTCCCACGGCTGCGCCAGCCATTCCACATCCAGGTACTGCTCGGGGTTCTTGCTGTAGTCGGAGGCGTTGATGACGCCCGCCAGCGCGGCGGCATCGAGCCAGGCTCTCCACACGGGGCGGCAGAACTGATGCACAACCACGGCCTGCTGGAACTGCTCCCAGATCCGGCGTAAGGTAATCAGCCGGACGCGCGCCGAGGAGTAGTTGACCTGGGTCATGTCGCCGGTCTGCATTTCGTAGCTCACACGCATCGCTGCGGCGATTTGCTCCCGCTGGATCTTCATGAACGTGCCGTAGGTTGCAGCCACACCGGGATGGTTGTAGAACCCCATGTCCTCGCCGGCATTCGTATCGAGCACGGTGATGCCGCCCGGCTGCGCTTCCACGTAGGCCGCGCCTGCCGGGGCCGTGTCGGTGCCCGCGGTCGTGTCCGTACCAGCGAGCTGCGGATCGTCGGGTGTCGTGGTCTTCTTCCAGGCGAACAGATAGGAGCCCAGCTTTTCGCGGTACCGCTCGCCGTCGTCGAACTCTTCCAGGTCTGACAGAGGCATGAGGATGGGTGCGAGCTTCGTGATGCCGCGGATCTGGTTGCCGCGCACGAATTCGATGCAGTGCAGCACGCTGCCGGCGGGAACCCGCACGGTCTCGAAGGCGTTGGGCCACACCGAAGAGTCGCCAGGGTGCTCGCGATAGAAGTGATAAGCCACCCGCTGGTGAATCTGGTCAAACTCGATGCCGGCGCGGATCAGGTTGCCGGCGGGAACGTCCGCTGGTCGGGGATCGGTGGCGCCCGTCATGCGCCAGAACGGCAGTTGCTCCGGTTCGATCAAATCGATTTGCAGGGGGACGCGAAGACCGCTCGGGGAGAGGTCCGCGGCCAGCCGGGGGCGCAGCCGCGCGAACGACTCACCGGCCTCGATCAGGTTTCGGCAGATCAGATTTTGCTGGCCGAAGAAACTCTGCAGGCTGTCCGGCTTGCCGTCTATCCCGATGCGCCGGGAAGTGCTCGACTGCGGAGCCCACAGCGCAAACTCGCGCTCGAGCGTGCGGCGGATCTCCGGATTGGGGTGGCGCGAGTGCGGGCGGATGCCCGTCCCGATCACTTCCGAGATGAAAGCCTCGATGGCGACGACAGCGTAGTGGTTATCGAGCGCCGCCTTGCGCGCCATGCGCAGCAGTTTGTCGCCTTCGGCCAGCGCCAGGTTGTTGATGCCCCGGCTGGTCTGCCCGATATTCAGCGTGCGTCGTCCGGTGGTGGCAGCGTTAAAGCCGGACACCGAAGCGCCCATCTTCACGAGCCAGCCGCCAGCGATTTCCCGGAGTCCCATCAGAATGAACCGAATCCTTTGTTGGTGTAGCCGTAGAAGGTGCGCGTCTTGGGCGCCGGAGTCAGCGGCGCGTCCGTGGCGTTGTCATAGAGCGCCTTGAAATAGGTGATGGCGCTGCGGATGTCGGCCACGCTGCGGTAGACCAGGCGGCGCCCTTCATGGGTGATCTCTGCCGTGCCAAGGGCCAGACAGCTTTCGAGCTTGGCGATGTTCGTGTCGAGTTGTGCGGTGGTGTAAGCCATTTTTAAGAAGAGCCCTTTTAGAGAAGCCTGATCTGAACCCGGCGTGCGGGCCGTTGCGCTGCCGCGGGCTGTTGAGGCGCGGGCTGCTGCGGTTGCGCCTGGAGCGTGGAGGGCCCGCCCGGCTCCGGCTGTTTCACCTTGTTCCGCAACATGGCCCAGTGCCGGTCCTGGAAGCGGTTCGAGCCGTAGTCCCAGGCCCCCGCGTCACAGTAAAGCTGGGTGTCCAGCGCCTCGTTGCGCGGCCGCGTCTTTTCCCATTCGCTGGCCGTTCGCCCGCCCGGTTTCTTGACGGTCACCAAACGCTCGGAACAGAGCTGCTTGCAGTGCTCGTCCCCGAAGGCAAGATCCACAGGCATGTGAAAGTAGCCTTGCGGATACCCCATCCCCGCCTGACGCTCCTCGTCGGTGGGCGGCCGCTTCCGCAGGTCCGCGTAAAACTGCGCCTTGAAGAAGTCCGAGTTGACGATCTTGAAGACGACGCCGAACTTGAGCTTTCGGCCGCCGGTTGTCGTCTCCACTGCACGGGGAGGTCCGACTGGCGTGTCTGATCGCTTATCGCCCTTGATCGCCCAGACCCGCGGCCGCGGTTGCCGCTTCACCCACTCGTACACGAAGGGGGTCACCGTGCCGTCGCCCGAATCGACGAACATCCGCTCGATTGCGAGTCGCGCTCCATGCGCGTTGGGCCAGGTCTCGTTGAGCATCCACTCGACCGGTTCCCAGGTCTTCAGGTCGGTGGGGTCACCCGGGAAAATCCGGTAGTCCACCGCCCAGCGCTCGCGGTTCTCTCCGTATGCGTTCACGCGGACTTCAAGGCGCCCACCGTCCTCGCGCTGCACGTCCACCGAGGCAGTGAGAAACAGGCCGCCTTCGGGCACGGTGCCCATCTCATACGTGGGCTCGCGGCGTTCGACCAGGCGCTCCCACTCCAACTGCTCGCCCGGCTCGGTCCACGTCTCTGCCAAGATCTCGTTGACGAAGGCCTTCAGCGCTTCCTGATTTCCCCGTGCCGGGATAAAAACCTCCGTCGCAATGCGTCCCCAGGACCAATCCGGCGCGTAGAGGCGCGAGATGTGGAACCCCGGATACTGTCCTTCTGGGTTCTGCGCGATCCACCGGCCCTTGCATAGCATCTCCACCTTGTGGTGATGAGGAATCAGCTTGCCGCAGTCGGGATTCGCGCATTGATACCGCGCGTCCGCCGGCTCTACAATCTCCGGAAGCGCCTGCTCGCCCCACTTGACGTTGGGCCACAGCAGGATCTGTTCGTGTCCGCAGAACGGGCAGGGTACGAAGAACTTCCGCTGATCGCTCTTTTCGTACGCAGCCGCGATCCGGCTGTTTCCCTGCACGGTGGGCGTCGAGCACAGGACGATCTTGCGATTCCAGTACGTGGCAGTGCGCATGTAGGCGCGCGCCAGCGGGTCTCCTTGCTTTCCGCTCTCGTAAACGTCCACCTCGTCCAACAGCAGGTAGCGTACGGAACGGCGCCGCAATCCGCCCTTGGAAATCGCGCCCGTCAGCGAGACCTGGCCGCCGCGGAAGCGCTTCTGCAGAATCCGGTTGCCCGTCGTCCGCGACTTCGCGTCCGCTGCGGCTCTCGACATCTTGGCCGCCACCGCGGGCACGTCCTGAATCATCGGCCCGATGCGTTCGTTCGAGAATGACTCCGCGTCGTCGCCACTGGGCTGCACGATCAGCACTGGGCCCGGATCGTGGTCGATCACGTACCCCAGGAAGATCAGCATGATGAGCGTCTTCATCATCTGGGCGGCGCACATCATCGCCATCATTTGCGACGGGTGCGAACTGCTCAACACGTTAAGCGGCTCGACCTGGTAGGCATGTGGCTCGAACTCTCCCACCACCGCGGAGTAGTCCGAAGAGGTGCGGAAGTTTTTGCGGGCCCACGCAGAAACTGTCAGGTCGTCGGGAGGAAGAACCGCATCCGCGAAAGCTTTAAGCGGCCGCTCTATCGGGGGGGCAGAACTCATGGTGGATGGACTTCAGCGCGCGCCGCGTCTCTTCGCTCAGAATGGTGAAGACCTCGCGGCGCCATTCATCCGGAAGGCGGTTCACCACCCTGGTAGGCAGGGCGGTTACTTCGTCCTTCACGCGCGTTCCGACGCGCGCCCATGTCGCTTCAACTTCCTCGGCCGCCAGCACTTCGCCCTGCCGAACTTTGAAGTCCAGCTCGGCTTCCTTGGCCTTGATCTGTGCCGTGAAGGCCTTCGCCCGATTCAATATGCGAAAGGCGCTGTCGTCGTTTTGTGGGTCCGCGCGCTCGATGGTGGTTGCATTTCTTGCCGGCCGCGCCTGGCTCGGCTGGTCCGGGTCGGCATTGCGCTTTAGCGACGCCCGCACTTCCTCCGGATCAAATCCGCCATCGGGCTCCGCGTGGAACTTGCCCCGTTTGAACTGCTTGTTCAGCAGGGTGTGACTTACTCCCAGGGTTACTGCGAGCGCGCGAATGCTCGGAACGGTCAGGCGGAGGCCTCGCCGCGCACGGCCGCTTCAAACTCCGAACGCGCAATCACGCGGGATGCGGGCGGAAACTTGTGCGCCTTGAGCCATTCGTTCTTTTCGTTGGCGCTGCCGAAGGCAACGAGCACGAAGTAATCCGCGTCCTGCTCCGGCTCGGCATTGTCGTCGCCGCGATACTGCTTTTTGCGTTTCTTGATGGCCTCGACGGTGCTCTGGATCGCGTCGCTTTCCTTCTTTTCGCGCTCCAGTACCGCATCGAACGCGCCGGCTCCGCCAAAATCGAAATCCAGGTCAACGGCGTTCAGTCCGAGGTCTTCCAGCTTTAAATCCGGCTCGCTCGCCATGAAGTCCAGGAAGAGTTCCTGGTCGAACTGCCCCTGCGCTGCACGGTTATTGAGCCAGACGTTCAGCTCCTTCTCGCGCCGCAACGGAAGATTGACCACGCTCACTTCGAGCGAATAGTCGGTTCCCGGAAAGCCGAACTGCTTGTCCAGCAGCGAGAGCCGCTGGTGCCCCGAAACCAGGTTGCCGGTCTGTTCGTTCCACACGGGCGTCTCTACCAGTCCGAACTTACTCAGGCTGCGGGCGAGCTGTTTGCGGCCGTAGTCGCTAATCGACCGGGGGTTGTACGGCGCCGGATTGATCGCGCTGCGCGACACGCGCCTGACGGGCGATTGCTTGACGCTCGGTTCGCTCGCGGAGCTTGCGCTCGCGGATTCCGGGGGCGCGGTCTGCTTGAGCTTCGGCAAGGGGAAAGATCCTCAATACTCTGCGGTAATCGTCCGGCCACTGATCGCGCAGCCACTCCATACAGTCGGGAGTGAGCGCCATGCCGGTAGACCGCTTACCGTCGATGCCGGGGCACGGAATGCCGCGGCGCGACAGGTACGCTTTGACGTGCGTGTTGTTCCAGTGCAGCAAGGGCGAAAATCGCTTGCTGCTCGCGTCGCACCCGGTCTCCGCATGCCGCTTCCACCATCCGCGGCGTTGCAGGGAATCGATGAGCTTGTAACCAAAGCCCACCCATTCGATGCCGGCGTCTTCGCGAGCTTTCGCGATCACGTCCTCAACTGTGATCAGAGGGAACGAAGCATCGGGCGCGGAGCGGAACACCCCGCGCCGGATGAAATAACTGATGGTGAAATGCTGGTAGAGGTGCACCTTCACGCCCCATCGCTTCTGAGCGTAATCCACCCAGTATTGCGTGTAGTCCATGCCCGGCACGAAGTACATTAGGAAGGCCTCGACGTGCCGGCCGGCCCTCACGCAAAGGTCCAGGACGGCCAGGCTGTCCTTCCCTCCCGAATACGCCACCAGGAGGGGCGCGTCGGGAATCTGGCCTAGTTGCACGGTTTAGTGACTGCCACCACCGCCACCAGCGCGCGCGCTGGAACGGCTGGCGTTTGCCTGGCGGGCCTGGCCACGCGCCTTGGATGCCGCTACCTGCTTGTTGATGCCACGCACCTGGTTACCGGTGCGCGGTGGGGAAGCCGTACCGCTTTGGCGGCCGGCTGACCTGGAACTCTGTTTGATGAACTGTTTTGCCATTGTGTTTTTTGCTCTCTTTTTGAAGATTTTCGAAACTACATTTGCCGTGTTTTCAGCGATCAAGGTGCCGACCGCACGGGGAATGTGAAAAGGACGCTTGACAGAAACGCACAGTGCGTTTATGCTGGTATCAGATCGTAGCAGCGATCAAAGGAAAAAAGGAAAA